GTGATCGCTCCAGTTTGAATCGAAGTGCCGGCGACAAAGGCCGCGGCTTGAGAGATCGTGACGGCGAAGGCGCCACTCGCAGGCACCAGCAGCGCGTCAGTAAAAAGCGCGTCATAGCTTCCCGCTCGGAAGCTGATAATTACCGAGTTAGGCAGCCAGCTCTGCGTATACGGCCAATAGAGACCGGGATTTGGGACAATGCGCGCGGGTTCCGAGTTGATGTCAACGAAATACGTCGCCGGGTCAAGGGTCTGCCATTCTCCCGTTAGATCGATGTACTGAATCGACTGGACGCTCTGAGCCCGCGGCTTCGGCAGCTTGATCGCCAAGGCGTGCCAGAAATAACCATAAAGGCAGTGGCGGTCGTTGGTATTGACGGTGCCGTCATAAACCGGGAACGGGAAGAAATCGAGAAATAGCTGCATGGTGCGCGTGAAAATTGCGCGGTTCATGCGCTTTTCGACATATTGCCGGGCTGCCGTGATCAACCCGCCAATCAGCATGTCGTCGAGCGTATTTCCTGAGTCGACGACACACTGCGCCTTGGCCTGCGCGAGCGTTACCGGCTCGGCGTAAGGCTGGCTCGTATCTTTGTAGCTGAGAGGCATGATCGACCTCGGAAGTCGGCTCGGAAACCGGAATGCCCAGGCCCCAGTTACGAGGCACTGGGCATTCGGTTGCGCAGTTGGTTTACTTGCCGATCAGGGCGACAACCGGGGCCGGCGAGCTCGATACGCTGCCGGGGTTGGTCACCACACCGCCGACGCGGGCGAACGCCACAAAGCCGACCTTATTCAGTTCGGCATAGCGCTCGTCGAGACGCCGCAACATGATGGTTCCCTGCCCAGGCACGCGGCTGGGCGCGTCCGCGTCCGGCGTGGTGACTTCGCGGAAGGTGTAACCGGCCTCGAAGTTGCCCAGCTGGATGTAGATGTTCCCAACGCCCACGTTCGGGTGATACTGGCTGATCTTGACCGGGATGCCGAAGATCGTTCCGGCGAAGCCCGAGATCCCCCCGTCATTGAAGGGCAGGAAGATCGGACGGCCATTCGAGTCAACGATGTTCAAGATTCCGTTGGCCAAGGTCGCGTTGTTCATCACAAAGCAGGCGCCCACGGCATACGCCGGATCGAGAGCGGCCAGCAGGGCCGTCAGGTCGGCATACTTCGTGACCAGCGTAGTGTTGGCGGTAACGCCGGTGTTGTAGCCGGTGAGCAGGCTGGCAACGTTCGAGGTGTTACCTTGCGCGATCCACTTGCTGGCGGTGCGCAGGTAACGGGTGCGGCATGCGCCCTCGATGTAGCCAACTAGGTCGAAGCCCACATCCTGGATCAAGGAGTACTCGATCAGGATGGGGTTCATCCGGATATCGTCAATCGAGGAAGTGACGCCGCCGGTTGCCGGGTCCGTCGTGGTGATGCCCGCGGAGTTCAGAACGAAGAGGTTCTGGGTGTCGTTCAAGTAAGGCACCTTCACCTGTTCGCCGGTGACGGTCTTCAGCTTGCCCACGATGTCATACAGACCGCCGTAGGAGAGCAGGGCCACCTTAGGCTCGGTGACGCCCACCGGGATCATCACGCCACCGTTGACGCTGACACCCAGGTCGCGGGATTCAATCGCGCGCTTGCGAGCCTCGGCCGCGGCCGACGCGTCGGTCGTACCAAAGATGGCGCGCAAGGCGCGGTTGGCTGCTGCGCGACGCTCATGCCAGCTGCGCGTATCGGCTGCGGGCTCGGCGGGATTGTCGCCGGGCTGGCCGCGGGGAATGGAACGCTGACTCTGGTCGCTCGTAAGCGACTCGAGCTGCTCCATGCGCTGGGCGTCGGCCAGCAGGGTGTTAGCATCGGCGAGCATCTTGTCGACGTTGGTGCGCTGCTCGGCCGTAACGTTCTCGCCGCTCATGATCGCCTGGGCGTCAATGAGCAACTTCGCGCGCTGTGCGCGGATTTCTTTCGCGGTCATACTCTGTCCTTTTATTGCTGAATTTTTGATGCCTACAACACCGGACAGCGAGCGCGCCAGGCGTTCACCTCACGGCAGCGCAGCACGCCCTGCGCCATTGAAGGCAGCCGGCAAGCGGCGGGTGAGCTGCGCGAAACTTGAGAATTGAATTACGCGGCAGGTCATTAAGGCGAGTGCCTGTTTTACGTGTGGCGCCCACTGGCCTCAGAATCGGCGACCCCGCCTATCCGTGATACCTCGCCCCCGTCGCTTTGGCGGCCGCGTAAACTTTCAAAGGTTCATGGCGACGCGGATCGCGAGAAGCTTGTTGGCGTCGGCTTCCTTGTCGCCTCCAGAAATATCAGAGCGCATCGAGCGCTTGCCGCATGCGCACTCGACATCGTCACACTCGGCGTCGCTACAGTTCGAACAGTCGTTGGCGACACACTCAGCGCAATCGCAGTCGCAGCCAGCTTCGTTCAAGTCGCGCTCGGCGAATCGCGCGCGCATCTCCGCGGGCATCGAGGCCGGCAAGCTGCGCAATTCGCGAACCTGCGAATCACTCGCCGGATATGCGGGATATGTCACCGGAGAAATATCAAAGAGCCGATTGATCTCAAGAATGCGGCGCGTGATCGAGCCGTCGGGATTGTCGGTCCACAGATCGTCGCTGACCATAAAAGCAAAGCTCGAGCCGCTGATATCTTTGCGGCGCATCGAGATCATAAGGTCGCGAGCGAACTGCGTATCGGGCGGATCGATCTCATAAGCCAGGCCCCGCGCGTCGACACTGAGGCGCATAGTGCCAGCCGAGGTGCGGCCAAGCACTAAGTTCGCATCATGATTGAAGAGTCCGCGCACGTCGGGGTTGGTAGCCATCACGGCATCGAACGCCTTGGGGTCGATCTCCTCGCGCAGTTCAGAGAACCAGCCAAGATCTTCGCTTGGCGAGTCAAAGACAGCACCATAACCGGCGATCTTCGGCGCTTCATTCTCGGCTGAAACGCGGAACTCGATGTTGCGCCAGGTGCGACGTTCGATTTGCTGCTTGCTCACTGAAGTACCTCCTGGGCGGCGCTCGCCGCGGCCAGCTCTTTCGAAGCGTTGATATGGATGCTACGCACAGCTTTCAGAAATTCAGGGCCAGCGAGCTCGTCAATGCCGGCGCCCTCGAGGCCCGCGGGCCACTTATGGGCGCGCTTATCCATGCCCTTGATAACATCGTCAACAAGGCGCTCCGCGATCGCCTCACGGGCCTGTGCAGGTGCGCAAGCCATCTCTAAAGCAAGGTCCGCAACGCAGCGCAGAATGGGCCGCACGGCGCCGTTAATGGCAGCCGAATCGCGCTTACCTCGGCCGTAAAGGCGCCGAAAGGAGTGCGCATAGAGCCCAGCAAACGATGCGGCATAGACGCCAAGCAACTTGCGCTCGGCCGGCGTGGGCGCGGTCTCGCCGTCGTCGGTTCCGGTTGGGTCTGGAGGCTCGGTGCTCGCGGGATCGTTCGGCGCCGCGCCGGCGAGCGGTTGATCTTGAATCGATTCAGTATCGAGCAGGGTTGAAGCGGCCTGCATATTGACCGGCACCCGGTAAACATCAAGCTCCTTCGGCCCAGGGTTCTCGCCAAGCTTCCGGCGAACGTCGTTAGGGCAGAACCATCCCCACTGTACGCCCGCGGCGAAGCCTTCCTGCTGCGTCTTGAAGTCGCCGCGCAGGCGTTCAGTAATGTCGAAGCTCGAAAAGAACTTGTTCGCCTTTCGGCCTTGCGTGGCCGAGAGCTTACGATCGAACTCGTTCTCGGCGCGGCTCAAATACGGCCGCAGAGTGTCGGTGACGACCTGGAGATTCTGCTGCTCGGCATTATTGCCACTCAGCCGCGACGTGTCGCCGGCGTAATGCGGCGGAAGGTGATACATGGCCGCGATCTCGGCGCGCTGAAACTGCCGCGTGGCGAGAAATTGCGAATCCTCAGGGCTCAAGCCGATCTGCTTATAGTCCCATTCCCCGCCAAAGAGAAACGCGGTCTTGCCTTGGTTTGTTCCGCCCTGTTCGCGGTTCCACGATTCGGTGATTTCCTTCTGCACCTTTAGATCAGGCTTCGGGCCCTTGTTCATCACCACACCGCCGGGCCGCGATCCGTTCCCAAAGAACCGCGCGCCAAACTTCTCCGTGGCCTTCGCCAGTCCCAGCGATTGACGCAGGAGGCCAATCGGCGATAGGCCACACAGGCCGTCCATAGAAAACAGCGGCACATGCAGCACATTCTCAGGCTGGATGATGCGCGTCTCGCCGAGCGGCATGCCATCGGAGGTTTGATAGGCGAGTCGGTTATTCGGCAGGCGGATCGGCTTCGTCTTATGCGGATGCAGCGGCCAGAAGGCGACCGGCTGATCGGCTCCGTTGCGCTCGATCTGGGCATAAGTGTTGCCAGTAAGCGCCAGGCAGCCAAAGAACGTCTCCTTAAACGTGAAGGCCGACATCTCCGGATTAGGCTCGGTGGCGAGCAGGTAATAGACAGTGTTCTCGATGGCGCGCTCGCGGCCATCTTTCACGCGCTCCCACCATTCAAACGGCAGCGAGGCGATGGCCTGCGCGATGAAAGTTACGCAGATATAAACCGTCGTGATCGAGAGGGCGTTATAGTCAGTGATCGATTCGCCTGAGGCTGTGGGCTCGCCGCCGGTTAGCCACTGCCAGAGCGCGGGGCTCGAGAGCGGCACAGCCGGATTCTCGAGGGGATTATTGCGCTTCTCGTCGAGGTACGCGGCCACTCGCGAGATGGTGCCCAGAATACTCATGTCGTCCTTTGCTCAGGCGAAGAACACGCCAGCGGCTGAATCGGTTGCACCCATGACGCCCGTAATGGCCATGATCAGGGCCACAATGCCGTCTATCTTTTCGCGGCTTTTACCCTTGTCAGGCTTTACGTTGCCGGCCGGATCCATCTGCACAATCACATTCGAGGCCATCCAGCGAAGAACCGGGTTGCCGCCGTGCGCGATCTCGCCGGAAAGTGCGAGTTCGAGAAGCCGCTTCGTCGGCGCGTTCATGCTGGCAAAGCCCTGGCCAACCTTGACCATCTCGAAGCCGTCACTCATCAGGTTGGTGACGATGTCGGTGGAATTCCAGCGGTCAAATGCAATCTGCGCTATCTCGAATTCATCGCGCAGCGCGAGGATCCGCGCCCGGATGAACTGGTAGTCGATGACATTGCCCTCAGTGAGTTCGAAAATTCCCTGACGCTCCCAAACGTCGTAGGGAACCCGGTCGCGCTTGCACCGAAACGGAATATTATCCTTCGGCAAAAAGAAGAACGGCAAGACATGCCAGTGCAGATCCTCAGCCGTTGGCTCAAAGAGAAGCACGAACGCCGAAATATCTATTGTTGTTGACAGATCCAGGCCACCATAGCAACGACGCCCGCGAAGCAGCTCGCGGTTGACCTGCAGTTTGCACAGGTCCCATTTATCCATCGGCATCCACGTGGAGTAACTCGTCGTCCAAACGCAGAGTCTAAAGCGTAGAAACGTGTTCAGCGAGCTCGGGTCACCCTTCGCCTTGACGGCTTGCGAACGCATTTCAGCAAGCTTGACCGCCGTTCCCCAACACGGCGTGGACTTCGGCCACTTGCTTTCATCCTGCCAGCCGTCAGGATCCTCGATATCCTCAGGATCGAGGCCACATATCCAGGCAAACCAAGTGTCGTCCTGAATGATGCCGGCGAGAACTTTCTCGGAGTACTCGCGCTGCTGGTAGCAGATCGAATTGCGATCGCAACCACTATTCGTGATCGCAAACATCAGGGGCTGAGTAGTCTTGCCTAGGCGGCTATAGAACGCGTTCCAGACGCCCGCATTGGTATGTGCGTGCAACTCGTCGATACAAACAAACGACGGCCGCAGGCCCTGAAGGTTCTGATCCTCGGCGGCGCACGGCTCGAACTTCGAATCCGTTTCGAGATCGGCGATCGACTCCTTCCCAATCAGGAGATGATCGCGCAAGTAATCAGACTGCGTAGCCATCGATGACGAAGTGTCAAAGATGCGCCGCGCCGTTTTGCGATCGGTGGCTGCGGCGTAGACCCGAGCGCCGCGCTCGCCGAAGGCGTGAAGCTCGTAAAGGCAGAGGCCGGAAAGAATCAGCGACTTGAGGCTGCCAGCCCCCATCTCGCTGTAGGCGATTTTGAAGCGCCGGCGCTTGCGGCCCTTTTCATCTTTACGCTTCCATCCGTAAAGGATCCAGAGAAGCGCCTGCCAGCCGGGGTCGAGCACAATAGGCACGCCGAAGTAATCGCCGTCGACGCCGCAGGTGAAGAGCGGGAAGTAATCGATGACGTGCTGCGCCGCCTTGCGGTCAAAGAGGAGGCCGCGAGATTTGCCATTCTTCAGATCGGCGCCGTGGCGCTCGATCTGGAGGCGGACAAGCTTAGACACCATGACG